AGAGTATAAAACTAGAGTTTCTAGTAGCTCACATGGCTTAATAGTCTACCGTTCAAATACCATACTAAAGCCGTAGTTTAAAACGTATGCTAGGAGACTTTCTATGAAAATATTGTTTTGGAATGTTGATACACAAAGAGACTTTATGAACCCTGATGGGAAACTATACATAAAGGGTGCTGAAGAAATTAAACCAACTCTAAAACTATTAACTGACTTAGCTGAAAAATATAATATTAAAGTGGTTAATACTAGAGATTGTCATTTTAAAGACTCTAAAGAGTTATCCAATAATCCAGATTTTAAAACTACATTTCCACCTCATTGTATGAGAAATACTCATGGAACTAAGTTTATAAAAGAAACACGTCCTAAAAGTTGTTTTAATATTGATTATGTAAATATTAATGATGAATGGTTTACTTATTCTTTTAACAACATACTTAATACTAGAAATATAAGTATTTTTAAAGATGATTTTGATGTATTTAAAGGTAATCCATATACTAAACAGATACTTAGTTTAATTAATCCAGATTTAATAGTTGTATATGGCGTAGCTACTAACGTGTGTGTAAATTTTGCTGTAGTAGGTTTAAGAAAATTAGGATATATAGTTGTTGTTATTTCTAACGCTATAAAAGAACTACCTGGATTATCTATTAAATCTATAATTGATAATTGGGATGAGTTAGGAGTTACTCAAATTACTTATAACGAACTTGAAACTTTAATAAGGGTTTGTAAAGGAAAAAAATGATAATTAAATCGTTATTAGATACTGATTTTTATAAATTTACTATGGGTCAGTTTATATGGAAATATTATCCTGATATTTTAGTAAGTTTTTCTTTTAAGAATAGAACAGAAAATATAAATTTGTTGGAATATATTGATATTAAAGAACTTGATGATGAAATATATAATGTAAGAAAGTTAAAATTTACTTTCAAAGAGTTATTGTTCCTTAAAAACCAAAATATATTTGATGATGAATATTTAGAATTTTTAAGTACTTTAGAATTACCTCCAGTTTACGTTTATAGAGACGGTAAAGAGTTAAAAATATTTACTTTCGGTAGATGGAAACATGTAGTTTATTGGGAAACTTTCATCTTAAGCATTGTTAATGAGTTATATAGTAAAAAGGTTGGAAAAATAACAAATCATTCTAAAAGTAGTTATTTAGAATATGGATTAGAAGAACTTGATTATAAAATTAATGTAATTCAATTACATCCTATTAAATTTTCGGATTTTGGAACAAGGCGGAGATTTTCTTGTGATTGGCAAAGAGAAGTACTTGAAGAATTAAAAGAAAAATTACCTAATACAAGTTTTCTAGGTACTTCTAATGTATATTTTGCTAAAGAGTTAGGATTAAAACCGATAGGAACTTTTGCACATGAGTTACCTATGGTAATTTGTGGTACAAATCCAGATGATATGAAAAAGTGGCATAGAGCAATGTTAAATCAGTGGTATATATTATATGGAGAACCTCTATCTATTGCATTGACAGATACTTATGGTACAGATTTCTTTTTTAAAGAAGGAATAGAATTTCCAGAAAAATGGAAGGGATTAAGACAAGATTCTGGATGTCCTTTTAAATTTGCTCAAAAAGCATTAGATTTTTATAGAAGTAAAGGCATTGATTCAAAAGAAAAAATAATAGTTTTTAGTGATGGTTTAGATATAGATAAAATTATGAAGATAGAAAAAGAAGTTAAACCTCATTTTAAGACTATTTATGGTTGGGGAACAAATCTTACAAATGATTGTGGTATTAACCCACTTTCTATTGTTATGAAAACTATTAAAGCAGATGGTCATAATTTAGTAAAATTAAGTGATAATTTAGCTAAAGCTATTGGAGATGAAGTAACAGTTAATAAATATAAAAAAGTTTTTAAATATAATAATACTTTTAATCAAAAAGTAGTATATTAAGAAAGGAATAAATGATGGATAGAATAAGTAAGTTTTTTGCTAGTATTTTAATGGTACCTATAATTTGGTTATGTTTATTATTTACGGTATTATGTTTAGTTGTTGTTGCTATTATTATTTTATTTTTACCGTTGTGTGTGTTAATTAATCCTGATTGTATGAAATTGAAGAAAGTATAATAATTTCTCAACACTCTAATTCTTAATGAGCCTTGGCGGTCGGGAAGTTAAGTCAGAGTAACCTAGGATAGACTGATGTGATGTTGAGATAATGACCGCCTCTAACTTATAATAGGAGATATTATGTCTGAATTAGTTGATAAAATATGGGTTGAAAAATATAGACCAAGAGTGTTTGATGATTTAATTCTTGATAATAAAACAGAAATTTTAAAGCATATGCAAAACCCAAAATCATTACCTTCTTTTATTTTCTATTCATCTAAACCAGGTACAGGTAAAACTTCTTTGGCTAAGTTGATGGTAGAGACATTAGACGCAGATTGTCAACCTATAAATAGTTCTGATGAAAGAGGTATTGAAACAATTCGTTCAAAGGTTAGAAATTTTGCTATTTCAAAATCATCCAACGATAAAACTAAAAGATGTATATTTATGGATGAGGCAGATGGGTTAACTTCAATAGCTCAAGATTCTTTAAGAAACTTAATGGAAGAATATTCTGATAATTGTTTCTTCATTCTAACTTGTAATAGATTATCAAAGATTATAGAACCTCTACAAAGTAGATGTTTTGTTGTAAACTTTGAAAAACCAGAGAGAACCGAAATTTTTATGCGATTGGAACATATCTGTAAAGAAGAAAAGTTAGATTGTTCTGATGAAGATTTATTAGGAATAATAAATTTCTATTATCCTGATATAAGGTCTATGGTTAAATATCTTCATAAATGTAAAATATTAGGACAAAAACCTAGTATTACTAATATTAATGAGGAATATATGGAGTTTTTGAGCAAGTTAAAAGAAAAGGATGTTAAGTATATTTATTTAAAGGCATACGACAGTTCTTTTGATATTGATAATTTTGTTATATGGTTCTTTCAATACATATTTGAAAATGGAACAGCAGGTATTGATAAATATACCAGAATTGTTAATTGTTTAGCAGATTATGAGAAGTCTGCTATGTTGGGTGTGAATAGAGAAATAGTTTTTGTTAGTAATATGTTGGAAATAATGAAAGTTATATAATTACAGATAAAGAAATATTGTATAAAATAATATTAAAAACTGGACGAAGAAATTTCTTGTAGATTGTTCTCATTAAATATTTGGAGAAAGAGAATGAAACCTAAATTTTACAGTATTGAAAATTTATCGTTTGAAGTTCCTTTTGAAGATGGTTATAAATCATATACTGCTAATGTTGCTATTAAAGCAATCACTTATTTATATGGTGATGATATTGATGGTGATAGAGGAACATGGATAACAGAGAGAGAAATTGTTTATTTAGAAGTGTTTGATAAAAATTCTAATTCTGTTACTATTACGGAAGAAATGAATGATGAAGTTCAGAGATTAATTGACGAGAAAGGTTATGAATATGAAGGATATTAATTTTATTTCTTTAGATTTAGAGAATAATAAATATACAGGAAGTATTATTCAGATTGGAGCTGTTGTAGGTAATTTAAAATCTGGAGAAATACTTGAAGAATATTCTGCTTATATTAAAGTTAACGAATTAGTTGATGAATATATTACTAATTTAACCGGTATTAAGCAAAATGATGTAGATTCTGGTATATTTTTAGAAGAGTCTTACGCAGAATTAAAAGTTCTACATAAAAAATATGATTGTTTTAGAAACTGTTTAACATGGGGTGGAGGAGATAGTGCTGAATTAAGAAAACAACTTAATTTAGATGATGAAGTGTTTTTATTTGGTAGAAGATGGATTGATGTAAAAACAATATATATTTCTATCATGTTTGCTAAAGATAAAAAAACACAAGCAGGACTAGCGAAAGCATTATTAAATTTAAGTATGTTTTTTAAAGGCAAGAAACATAATGCTAGAGACGACGCTAGAAATACATTTTATATATATCATAAAATGCTTACAGAAATTTCAAAATTAAAGGATTAAAAATGGAGAGAAAATTAGCTAGTATTCAGAAAATAATATCTCTTGACCCAATTCCTGAGGCAGATAAAATAGAAAAAGCCACAGTTTTAGGTTGGGAAGTAGTTGTCGAGAAAGGAATTCATAAAGTTGGAGATTTGGTAGTGTATTTTGAGATAGATTCTTTACTTCCAAAAAAATCTTGGAGTGAGTTTTTATTTAGAGATAAAGACAAGTCCGATAGATATAGATTAAAAACTGTGAAACTAAAAGGACAAGTATCGCAGGGATTAATAGTGCCTTTATCTATTCTTTCTGTAGAACAGAATAATAATAACGGAATACAGGAATGGCAAGAAGGGGAAGATATAACAGATTTACTAGACATTAAGAAATATGAACCATATATACCTGCAAATTTACAAGGTGTAATTAAGTCTACATTTCCTTATTTTATTCCCAAGACAGATGAGGATAGAATACAAACAATACCTATTATTTTGACTAAGTATCGTGGTCAGATGTGTTATGTTACTGAAAAAATAGATGGTAGTTCTATGACTGTTTATCTAAGAGACGGTGAGTTTGGTGTCTGTTCTCGTAATATAGACCTTAAAGAATCAGACGAAAACGCTTATTGGAAAAAAGCTAGAGAAATTAAACTTGAAAATAAATTAAAGAAGCTTCAAGGTAATTGGGCGTTACAAGGAGAACTTTGTGGTCAAGGTATTCAAAAGAATATTTATCAGATGAAAACTACCGAATTTCTTATTTACAATATGTTTAATATTGATAAACATTCCTATCTTTCTTTTATGGATATGTTGTTTTATTGCACTGATATGGGATTAAGTACAGTTCCTATAATATCTACTCATTTTATGTTAGATGGAGATGTACAGAAATTTGTTAGTTTATCTAAAGGTAACTCTATTTTAAATAAAAAGGTTAAAAGAGAAGGTATAGTTGTTAGAACTAGAGACCTTATCATTGACCCTAAATATGGAAGAGTAAGTTTTAAAGTTGTAAATCCTGATTTCTTATTAAAATATGATGAATAAATAGAAAGGAGGGTTATGATGTAATATGTAGTTGAGTTTATGTTAAACTAAATTACCGTTCATATTATCGTTCATTTAAAATAAGGAGAAAAAACATGACAGCAGGAAAGAGTTATTCAAAGAGCAGATGAAATTACGGAAGTTTTGGCGTATTATCAAACTTCTAATAACAGAATGTACGGCAATCGCTCAGAGCGATGAAAGACGAGCTTATGGTTTAGGGACAGCGCCAGTGAAATGATAAAACCATCTATAGATAGACTTGACGCTGACAAGAATTATGAATTAGGTAATTGTAGATTTATTGAAAAGGTTAAGAATATAAAAAGAAGAGTTGGTGGCTGAACTGGTTTAGAGCGCCTGTCTGTAAAACAGCAACATGTGGGTTCGAGTCCCACCCAACTCACCATATCAGCACAGAAAAGGCTACAAAAGACGCTGAGATAGCCGTAGCAAAGGCTAGAGGCGTTGCCGAAAGTAATGAGATTATTGCTGGTAGTCTCACAGAAAATTATCTTCGTTATCTTTGGATTGATGGTTTGCAGACTAATCAAATGCAAGTCATTTATGTGCCTACAGAAGCAAATCTTCCTATTTTGGAAGCAACAAGAGGTAAATAAACAGTATTGCGGAATGACAGAAGTGGTATCTGCCCTGTCTCATAAGCAGGAGCGTAAGCCTCGAAGGTTCGATTCCTTCTTCCGCAACCAATTAGTCGGTTAGTTAAGTGGTATAACATCTGGTTTACATCCAGATAGCAGGAGTTCGATTCTCTTACCGACTACCACATAGACACGCAACGGACAAGGCTAAGGCCCGTATATCTGAGTCGCTTTCCTAGCGTCTTAGAGAGCCGGGATGGGTAGCGAGTGGTTGACCAGTGTCTTTTACATACGGGATATAGTTTAGAGGTAAAACACATACCTGTCTAGTATGAGTCCTCAGTTCGATTCTGGGTATCCTGATTTTGGGGCTATAGTGTAATGGTAGCACGTGAGGTTTTCAGCCTTCCAGTCTCGGTTCAAATCCGGGTAGCCCTACTTATTTGAGGTATTATGAAAAATAAAATTACAACAAAAAAAGGAGACGAGGGATATACTTGTCTTTGGAATAGAGAAATTATATCTAAAAGCTCGGAACGAATTATTGCACTAGGTAAGATTGATGAATTGATTGCGATATTAGGTATTTGTAGAAGTTATATGAAAGATAGTTTCTCTAATGTTTATCTTAATTCTATTCAAATAAAATTATCTAAAATTTGTGCGGAAGTTGTTGATATTAAGTTTGATAATAAAGTTAATGATTATGATATAAAATATTTGGAAGAGGATATATCTTTAATAGAAAATAGAATAATACTACCTAATCACTGGATTTTTTGCGGTAATTTAAAGAGTGCTTCGTATCTTAATTTTGCTAGAACGGTTGCTAGAGAATGTGAAAGAAATGTTGTAAATCTTTTAAATAAAGGTGAATTAGAAAATGAGAGATTAATTGTATATTTTAATAGGTTGTCTGATTTATTTTACTTAATGTGTTTAGATGTAGAACAAAATATAAAAGGAGAGATATAATGAGTTATCAAGATTTCTTAAAATCTCCATATGCTCAAGTTATGATGAGCTCTTATTATAAGAACAAGTATTATGGTGAGGTAGAAACTTGGATATCTATTCAGATTTCTAAACTTCTAGCACAAGACCTTAGAATCGTATCTATAATAAGAAAACTAGTAGACTATCAATATTACGTTAAACCTAAACACTATTACTATTTGTTGTATTTCAATCTACCTAAGATTGCAAAACCGGGAAAGTTAAGTTCTCCTAAGAAAGTAGAAGAAAAAGAGAACGTGTTAATGGAAAGACTTAAAGAAGTTTTAGGATGGTCTAATTCCGAGATAAGAAAAAATCAATTTGTTTTTGATGAAATTCTCAAAGATAGTAAGGAGTGGAAACAAAAATTGGGAATTAAATAATGTATCAACATGAATGTAAAAATGGTAGTGTTCTTCATTTAATGAAAGCAAAGGATTATTCTCCTTTGAGAATATTCGAAACTCCGGAAAAATTGTCAATTAAATTGATAAATAAAGTTGAGAATAAAAAGATAAATCACAAAAAAGGTTTTTGTATTACAATAAAAAAAGGAAGTGTTAATCTCTTTCATATTGAAAAGTTAAGAGATAAAAAAGGTAAAGAAAGATGGTTTATAAGAAATATATCTAATAATCCTTGGGAATTTGAAAGAACAGTTAATAGTCGTTTAAATTCTTTTTTCTATGATTATGATACTTATAATCCAAATCATAAAACTCATAAGTTGGTTGAAAGAAAACATTTATTAGAAGCTAAAAGATGTTATTTTAGAAATTGGATTTATAGAAAGTTGATAGAAAAAGGCATTGATATGCCTAAAATGAATATGAAGAAGTGTGATTTGAAGGATATTATATTAGTTGCTTGTTATCCTTTGTTTAGAGAATTATATAGATATACAGGAAAAACACATACGTATTTGAAAATGTATATTCCTTCTAGAAAACTAAGAAAGATTAAAACAGTCAAAGAAATTACCAAAATAATTTTTAAGACAACTAATAGACGAATTATGAGAGAAGTGGCTAAATCTCTTAATAAAAATATTTCTAGTATTATTGTTATGAGAGTAGTATTAGGTGATTTAATTCCATTAGATTACTATGAAGATTTTAATGAAATGGAATTTTCTAGATTTTTGCCTACTACATATAACAATAGAGTAAGAGAAATTTTACAGTTTTATAGTCCTAGAAAAATCGTAAATTTAATAAATGGTTGTAAAGATTTTAATTTGATAGACGATTCTGCTAGACAGTGGCAATTATATAAAGATAAGATAAAGTTACCTAAAAGACCTAAATCAATAGAAGAACTACATAACTATTTATCTAATGAAGCCAGAAAGTTAATGTATGAAGATTTCGAATTACCTATTAATGAATCTTTAAAAGAGGTACATGATTGGTATTTATGTCCACCTATTAAAAAAATATTTAAAAAAGAAGATTTAGATTTAACCGAAAAAATAGAACTTTTTAGATTTGTTGCTCCTAAAAGTAGATTTGAAATGATTGATTGGGGGCAAAAAATGGGTAATTGTATTGCCTCTTATGCAGAAAGAGTTAAAAGAGGAGATTGTATTATACTAGGTGTGTATAAAGATAAAGATTTAAAATATAATATTGAAATTAGAAACAGAATTATTAACCAGTTTTATGCTAAAAACAACACAAAACCTGATATTAAAGATGAGAATTGTATTAGAAAATTTCTAATAGAAAAAAATGTTATAAGTAAATATTGTGTGAACTAATACAGATGAGTTAAGATATGAACCTCTATGGAGAGAACGAGTTATGAGTCAGTTTACATACCCCCAAGTTGAAGCTTTTGGTAGAAACGAATATTTTGTACCTAATACTACTATTTAACTTAAACTTGGAGAATTATGGAGCAATTAAAATTATTTGAAGACGGAAATATTAACATTTATTTTGACGTAAATTTGGTAGGTATTGATGAAAAACAACAGTTAATCGCAGATAGTTTTGGATTAGGTTATGCTAAAAATAGATTTTGGGTATATAAAGATTTTAAATTAGTTTATGATAAACAAATCTATTATATTACAGGAGATAGTGGTTCAGGTAAGTCGTTGTTATTAAAGTACTTAAAGGAAAACAAATATCAAGATAGTTACATTGATTATAACAGTATAGAAGTTGATGATGAGGAAAAATTATATACAATTTGTGAAGAATTAGAGAAGAGTTTACAGTATCTATCTATGATAGGTTTAGGAGACGCTTTTCTGTTTCTAAATAAATATTGTAATTTATCAGACGGGCAAAAAGCCAGATATAAGTTACTTAAATGTTTGTTATCTAATAAAAAAGTAATTATAGTTGATGAGTTTCTAGCCACTCTAGACCGTGAGTCTGCTCAAGTTGTCTGTTATAATCTTCAAAGAGTGTTAAGAACACGATTTAAAGACATAAAGCTCTTCGTAGCGACTACTCACAGAGACTTATGCGACTATCTTAGACCTGATATATACATAAACAAATTATACGGGCCGGAAGTAGAATATTGTATAAATAAAGAGATTAGCGAAGAGAACATATTTAAAAAGGACTGTACAGTATATTTTGATAAGGCTGAAGGTCTTAAATTATGGAGAGAGAGATTTGCTAAGTTTCATTATAGAAGCCACGATATACCATTTGTTAAGGATATTGCTCTATTAAAAATGAAAGATGATATTATTGGTATTATTGTCTACAAATTCGCAACTAATAAAAAATGTGAAACTGCAAGAGTATCCAGAGTAGTAATACTACCTAAATATAGAGGTGTAGGATTAGCTGGTTGGTTTTTAGGTATTGCTTCAAAACAATTTCTTAAAGAGAATCTTGATTTTAAGGCAGTTGATAGTATTGCTATTATGGCTAATTTTAATCCTTTCTTTCTAAAAGCTGGATTTACTGAACAAGAATATAATCCTGTTAAGTTAACGCACGAATTAAGAGATATGTTAGATAAACTAAAGGTTAATTTCTTTCAGTTTAGAGTATCTCCTAAATTTGCTTTTGAAATTATTGTTAAGAATCCAGATATAGAAAAACAGTTGTTGAAGATATATGAAAAACGAAGAAGAATGTATATGTCCTTTAAAGAGAGTGATATAGAACAAATTACTATAAAAAACATTGATAAGTATTTGCAATATCTCGAAATAATATATCCTAAAAAATATATAATGGAGAGAAGTATAGTTGATGATAATAACCTAATAAAAAAGGAGAGTTAAAATGGTAGATGAAACAACAGTAGTTGAACAGCCTAAAGGGGCTTTTCTAGAATCTCTTGTTAGAAATAACAGAAAGATTAGAGAAGATAGAGCCAGGGCTATTGGCGAAGACACTCAACTTCTTTATAAAAGAAAGATTGAGGATTTACAACTCAGTATCACAAGATTAAAAAGAGAGCAAGAGAATATGTTGGATTTATCTCCGACGGATGCTCAAAGTTTAGTCTTAGCAAGCGACTTCGATTCAGAGGTTTACACTGCTAAAGATATTGAATTGGGAGTAAAAATTAGAAATGAAGAAATCAGATTAGAAATAGCACAGAAAAGATACAAATATCTTTTCGGAGGTATGTAATTATGGGTAGTGGCAGTTATTCTTCTTCAGCAAGAGAATTAAGAGCATTTTCTATGGGTTATGATTCAAAACCGGCGGAAGAAATCTTTACACAAGAAGCAATTAATAACGGTATGAATCCTCAGGGAATTAATGTAAGAGAGTCTAGAGATTCAGAAGAACATCCGAATAGTTTAGCAATTATTCTAGCTCTTGACGTTACAGGTTCAATGGGAACAGTACCGCATTATCTTGTGAAAAACGGGCTTCCTGAAATTATGAGCAATATTATTGATGGCGGTATTAAAGACCCTCAAGTATTGTTCATGGGTATTGGAGACCATGAGTGTGATAGTTCTCCTCTGCAAGTTGGCCAATTTGAGTCTAACGACGAATTGTTAGATAAATGGCTCACAGACCTCTTTCTTGAAGGTAGAGGAGGAGGAAACTACGGTGAAAGTTACATGTTAGCATGGTACTTTGCCGAGAAACACACTTCTATTGATTGTTTAGAGAAGAGAAACGAAAAAGGATTTCTTTTCACAATAGGAGATGAACCTGTATTAAAAAGTATACCGAAATCTTCTCTTAAAGAAATTATGGGAGAAGGTCAATATGATGAATCTATGGATTCTCTTGTGTTATTAGAAAGAGCTAGAGAGAAATATCATGTCTTTCATATTAACATTCGGCAAACTGCGTCTGGTTCAAGACAAGATGTAATTGATGGTTGGAAACAATTAATGGGAGATAACTTAATTATTGCAGAAAGGCGTGAAGATGTTGCCAGACTTATTGCAGATACGATTAAGAAATATTCCTCTAAGAAATCAGCTAAAAAAAGTAATTCTAAACCTCATAAGGAAGATATTCTCTTATAATGAGCAATAAAACATAGAGCCAGTATAGAAATATAGTCTATAAAATAATAAGTTTGTTAACAGACGAAATTTATATTGGCTCTATAGTTTACTTAAAAGGAGATTAAGATGAATCATGTTATAATAGGGCTTGGTTTTGGTGATTGTGGTAAAGGTATGTTTACAGATTATCTTTGCTCTCATCTTAAAAATTCTTTAGTGATTAGATACTCTGGCGGTCACCAAGCGGGACATACTGTTGTAACAGATAAAGTAAGTCATGTGTTTTCTAATTTTGGTTCAGGTACATTAAGAGATAAACCGACTTATTGGTCTAAATTTTGTACAGTTGACCCTGTAGGTATTGTTAATGAGTTAAAATGTTTGAAAGAAGATAAAATAAAACCTACTTTATATATTGATGAAAGGTGCCCAATAACTACTCCTTATGATAAATACTACAACTGTGTATTAGAGAAAAAATTTAAACATGGTAGTTGTGGAGTAGGGTTTGGTTCTACTATCGAAAGAGAAGAAAATCATTATTCTTTAACTTTTTTAGATTTGTTTTATCCAAATATTTTGGAGGAAAAACTAAGAAATATAATAAAATACTATGTAAATAAATCTGATAGTAATTTAGTTAAGATGGGATTAGTAGACTATTCTCTTTTTATTTTAAGTTGTAAGGAAATTATTAAAAGTGATTGTATTCATAAGGTTTACGATTATCTAAAAAATAAAAGAAAAATTAATGATATAGTAAATGACCATTACTATGAACATTGTATATTTGAAGGTTCTCAAGGTCTAATGTTAGATAAGAATATTGGATTCTTTCCAAATGTTACTAGGTCAAATACAGGTATGACCAATGTTATGAATCTAATGAATAGTAATAATAATTATGCGATATATTTAATTACCAGAGCGTATCAAACTAGACATGGTAATGGATATATGACTAATGAGGATATACCTCATAAAATATCTATTAATTCAAAGGAAACTAATGTTCTTAATCAATATCAAGGAGAGTTTAGAAGAAGTATTCTTGATGTATCATTATTAGAATATGCCATTCAGAAAGATACGTATACCAGAAAGGCAGATAATAAGAACTTAGTTATTACTTGTTTAGACCATGTTAAGAAAGACCTTAGATTTACCTATAAAGGAGAGATAATTAAGTGTTCTAATGAAAAAGAGTTTATTGGTAAAATATCTCAAATTCTAGGAATATCTAATGTATATCTTAGTAGAACGAATAACTCTAAAAACATAAAAAAATTTTAAAATAGAAGCTAACAAAAGTGTCTTTTTTCGGTATATTATATAGTAGACGAGAGATAAAACTGAAACAAAAAGGCATTAAAAGTGAATAATATTGACAAATTTATCGAGTTAGTTGAAGACCAGTTTCAATATGGTGGTACTAAATACGCAGGAAGTTCGGATAAAAGAGAAGCGACAGATGATTTGTTCGAAGATTTTGGATATAGTTGGCTGTTGGGTACACTTGCTAAATACTGTAAAAGGTATTCCAATCTATCCAGAGAACGTGATTTATTAAAGATTGCTTGTTATTGTTATATTTTATGGTTAAAAAGAGGATATTTCGTAACAGATATGGGAGTTGATAGTCCTCCATTAGATACTAATGTAACTGTAAAGAGCAAGTATTTTGGAGATTTTATTAGTATAGTAAAAACTAAAGAAACTCCAAGAAAAGTTCTTGAAGCTATTAAAGGTTATGATACCTTATCAACCACTATTGAACTTATTTATGGAAAACTCAAGGAATATAATAATAAACCTTGGAAAGAATTAACGCAATTTGATATTAAATTAATATTTCATTTTGCGTATGAAGAGTGGAATGAGCATTGTAGTTCCACGGAAGAACATGATACTGATACGTTTAACAAGAAATAAAAATTTAGGGGTTTCGTAGAACAAGGTTACTTCTATAACAGACGAGGAAAAAAGTAGTCGGTTTTATTACGACTAAATTTAAACGAATATGAGACTTCTTCGGAAGTTTCAGAAACAAAGGCGAGAGCCGGTACCTTATTCGAATATTATCCCCTTTAAATTTCGGTAGCGTCGTAGATTAGAGTTACTTCATTGAGGAACAGCATGTCGCAGGTTCGAATCCTGCCGAGACCATCTAGGTCTCGTAGCTCAGTTGGTAGAGCGGCTGTATAAAAGTCTCTTATCGCTTTTTACCTACCTTACATTATCGGTGCCGTAGAGAAGAGTTACTTCGGTTAAACCTCAGAGTAACCTCTGAATACGCCGTTCAAGTCGGCGGTACTCTTTTCGACTGTTGCCCTTCTTTAGATTTACAGTGTCGTAGTATAGAGTTCCTTCATTCTACTGCTAATGGAAAAAGAAAAGACTCTATACGCTTATTACCTGATTGAATTTAGGTGACGTAGTTAAGTGTTACTTCTTATCAATAGAAACCAATAACACTAAACGCTTATTTCCCTTTAACTTACAAACATGGAGGTTGTAATGTCTCAATTTAATACCACAACTAAAAAGAGAAACATAGTTAAAAATCACGAAGATCAAGAAAGTTATTCCATGTCTCCAGCACTAGAACTTTATGCTTTAGTATGCACCTGCATTATGAGCGACAAGTTCTATCAAAGTTCCAAACAAGAACAAAACAGACTTAAAAAACTTTTAACGGAAGTACCACATGAGTTTATCGCAAAATTAGCGGTTTACGCAAGAGAGGAAATGTATCTTAGGTCTATTCCTCTAGTATTAGCGGTAGAATTATCCAAACTGCATAAAGGAGACTCTTTGGTATCTAAATTGGTTGAAAGAGTTATTCAAAGAGCAGATGAAATTACGGAAGTTTTGGCGTATTATCAAACTTCTAATAACAGAAAAGATACTAAAAAACTTAATAAACTTTCTAAGCAACTTCAAAAGGGAGTATCTAAATCATTTCATAAGTTTAATGAGTATCAATTTTCTAAGTATAATAGAGATAGTGCGGTTAAATTAAGAGACGCATTATTTATTACTCATCCTAAACCTAAATCTACGGAAGAAGAAGTACTTTTCAAGAAAATTGCTGAAGATACTTTAGAAGTTCCTTATACTTGGGAAGTAGAGTTATCTAAATTAGGGCAAGAGAAGTTTGAGACTCCAGAAGATAAAACTAAAGCATTTACAGCTAAATGGGAAGAACTTATTGATTCTAATAAAGTTGGTTATATGGCTATGTTAAGAAATCTTAGAAATATTTTAGAAGCAAAGGTTTCTGCCGGTCATATTACTAAAGTTTGTAATTTTATTTCTGATGAAACTCAAGTAAAGAAATCTAAACAACTTCCTTTTAGATTCTATTCTGCTTACAAGATGTTAAAGAGTATTACAGGTTCTAATAAAATTCTAAAAGCAGTTTCTAAGGCATTAGATATATCTTCTCAAAATGTACCTGATATGAATGGTAGAATCTTGACAGCTATTGATTTGTCTGGTTCTATGAGTTCTCCTATTTCTGAAAAAAGTACTGTTTCTATGATGGAAGTAGGTGCTGTATTAGGTTCTATGTTTCTGAGTAAACCAGAAGATAATATCGTTTCTGGGTTTGGAACTGATTTTCAAGTAATTAGTTGTTTTCAAACAGATAGTATTTTGACTAATGTAGATAAGATTATCAGTACACATGTTGGTCATTCTACTAACGGATATAAAGTTATTAAGTATGCTTTAGGTAATAATATAAATATTGACACTTTTATTCTGTTTAGTGATATGCAAACGTATAACGATAGTTACTATTCAGATACAAGTGTTAAAAACGAATTTAGTAAATATAAAAAGGCGGTCAATCCTAACGCAAGAATCATCTGTTTTGATGTAGCAGGATATGGAACTACTCCAGTTAATACTAAGAATAAAGATGTGGTTCTTATTTCTGGGTGGTCAGATAAAGTGTTTACTATGTTATCTGCTATCGAAAAAGGTTCAAATGTATTAGATGAAATAAATAAGATTGAACTGTAGAAATAAATGAACGAAGAATTAGAAATTATAGGATATTGTTCTTATTGTAAAGACCCTATTTATAGCCACGAAGCATTTGTTGTTAAAGATGGAGACAAATATCATACATTCTGTTGGCAACAAATAAGCAGTTGGCAAGACGAAGAGGAACAATTTTATGCAGAAGAAGATTGATTGTTTTCCTAATGTAGAGAGTGATAAAGTTGTTTTTCTAGATTGGGGTGTCTTTCTGCACAAAGCGATTTTCGCTTCACAAAAAAGTTCTGTGTCTTCCATTTATGTTGCCTTAACTATGATAGTAGGGGACTTAAAGAAGGTAGGTATAAGTCCTAACGATACTATAATATTAGCAGTTGATAGTCATGGTAAAGGTAACTGGAGAAAAGACTTAGATTCTCAATATAAGTCCACTCGCAGAAAAAAGAGAGAAGATACTGGTATAGATTGGGAAACACATTTTTGTATGTTCGAAAATTTGTTAAATGACCTAGATTCTGGTACTCCTTTTCATGTTGTAGAAATAGATAGATTAGAAGCGGATGATATTATATCTGCTGGATGTCGTTTCTATAAAGATAAGGAAATAGTCATTGTCTCACATGATTCAGATTACGAACAACTCTTTGAATATAAAAATGTTAAAATTTTCAATCCTAAAAGTAAGAAATATAAGAAACCGGTAGAAAATCCTCAAGCAGTACTGCAATCAAAAATCAAAAAAGAGGTAGCGGATGACTTAATTTCTCCGATATTAAGTGAAAGAGATTATGAAATTCGGAAAACTATAGTTAGTCTATTATCTCTACCAGATAGTATAGAAAATCAAGTTATAGACAGTCTAAAGAAAATAAGTCCTAAACAATATTGGGACTTAAATAAACTTCCTTTCCCTGTTATTAGACAAAGATTTTCTACTATCTATAATAATGATAAAAAAGTGGATTATATTGACAGTATTATAGGTAAAAAGAAGAAAAGAAAAACTAAACAACAATCAATACTATAAGGAGAGAAAAAATGATGAAAGTTATTGATGGTATCAAAGAAATCCTAGATATCGGTGATTTGGCCGATAAGATTCAAGAAATCAACAAAATCAAAAAGATTCAAATGAATAGCGTTAAGGATTCTATTAAAGACAAAAAGAAAAATGACCAATCAATGGTTAAAAGTCTTTTTAGAATTTCAAAAGAAAAACGCAATTTGGAATTACTTGAAGATAAGAACAAAATAGAATCCGAAGCACAGAGAGCTGTTATTGAAGCAACACAGGAAAATTTAAACGCTAAGAAAGCAGAAAAACAAGAAGCGATTAGCAGTATCAAAGATTGGTTAAAAACAGTATAAAAAGAAGAAGTTTAAGTTTTTGTTCAGGATGATGATACTTCTATACTAGATATTCTATACATAATAAATAGGAGAAAGAATGAAAATAGTACAGAAGAGTCAGAATGGAAAAATGTTGAAAATTGCAGACCCTAGCTTTGACAAAGATACGTGGTATTTTATGTCAGACCAAGTAAAAGGTTATGTAGATAAAAGCAACATTGATATTGGAACTGAAGTTGAAATAAGAACTGAGGATAAAAACGGTTCAAAGAATATTGTGTTCTTAAAAGTAGCTGGTAGTGCTAATACTACTGTTACTGCACCAACAACCGTTTCAACAAAAGAATATGTTTCACCAGAAAGAGGGAAATATCAACAAAGAGACCCTACTACGCAGGAGTCTATTGTTAGACAGACTGCTATGAAGTGTGCGGTAGAGTGTTTAAAACCGTTACAAGGAATGATCTCTCCTGATGATGTAGCTGAAGTTGCTATTGCTATTTATAGCAAGTTGTTGGCTAAGATTCAGGAGTCTAAATAATATGGGGTATAAAGAAGAAATACTTGAAAGAAGCCTTGAATATCTTCAAATTATAACTCCAAATTTTAAGACAAATAAGAACAAAAGTTTATTTACTTGTCCTATTTGTAAACAGGATAATGTCTGTAATTTTATACCTAAGACAGATAAGATAATGTATTGTCTTAAAGGATGTAATAAAATTGGTAATATTATTCAATTTGAAACTCCAGAAGACAGTACTGAGGATGAAGCAATAAAGAAGATAGCAGATAAATTAGGTATTGAAAATAATATAACTACAAATTCAGACGTAGATAAAATCTTTTCTTTCTTTGAAGAGAATGAATTTGATTTGGTCCCAGTTCAGAGGGATGGTAAAATACCTATAGAAAAAGATTGGGTAAACAAATCTCATAAAGACTCTAAAGAATGGAAAGAATGGTCTAAAGATAACTTAAATTTTGGTGTTAAAACCGGAGAAAGAAGTGGTCTTACTATTATAGATATAGACCAAAAACCTATTCCTTCGGAGATAGAAGAGTTAATTGAGAGTAATTGTATATCTCAAGAAACAGAAAATGGCTTTCATTTATTTTATCAGTATGAACCTGATTTGCCTAAAACTCGTATAGTTGAATA